GTAGATTTTCATAGCACCATTTAAAGTACCTACAAACTTGTTGTTTGTTGGAGCTTCAAAAGTACCTTCAGTTGTTCTTGCGAACGCTGAAGTTGTAGCTGATTGTAAAATTGTCAAAGCTTCTGGAGAAACAACAGCCCAGTTAGCCGCGCCTCTTCTTGTTCTTTGAGCAATTAAATTTGCTTCTCTATTAATAGCAATTGCCAATGCCGCATGTTCGTCACCCACGAAAGTTGGTGTACCTGTTGCAGATGATTGGTCAAATGCTGTACCTGATGGTGCTAAAGATGTAAGTGAACCAAGAATTTCTTGATCGATCTCAGCAGTAATTTCTTGTGCTAATGCCGCCATTACTTCTGCTTCTACATCTAAACCATGCATCGCTGATGCGTCTTGTGCCGCTTCAAATGTCCAACGTGCTGATAGCTTTCTTGTTTTAGCTTCAACAGTTTGTTTTAAGATTTGAATTGACATTTTGTTACCAGCTTCACCCTCTAATGATGAAGTAGTAGCACCTGATACAGGTGATGCTGTACCTGAACCTGGATTTGCTGAGTAAGATCTTGCGATTTCAAAAGGTGAAAGTGCTTCAGAACCTGCTGTTACACCGTCTTTTGCGTCTGAGTATCTAACTCTTAATGTGTGAATCTGACCTACTGGACCAGTCATTGGTTGTACACCAACGATTTCGTTAGCGATAACAGTTGGCATCACACGTCTAATTATTGGAAGAATTACTTTGTTTAAAGCCGCTACGTTACCAGCACCTGTGGCACCAGTTGTCGCCGCCTCAGCCAAGTATTTCTTTGTATTCTCAAGAACAGCGTCCATTGATTTAGCTTTAGTACCTTCTAAGCCTTCCATCAATGCACTTTTAGTTTCTGTCCATTTTTCTGTGATTACATTATCAGTCATTTTACTTAACTCCTAGACCTGCTAGTTTTTTAAGTTCAACAATGTCACCATTGCTAGAACTAGTTTCTGCAGGTGCTTCCCTATTACCAGTTACCTCTGTTACTGATTCAGTAACAATAGTTTTATTTGATTCAGCTGGAGCTGATTCATTTAAAACTGCTGGTAAGTATTTGTTAAACTGTTTTTTTAAATCGCTTGTTTGTACAGATTCAAGCAATTCATTCATTACACGACGCTTGTCTTTAGATAAATTTGTAGTTAACTCTGTAAGAGTTTTTTCACGTACATTTTTATCTTCAGCAATTCTTAATTTAGTTTGAACTGCTTCGATTTCTGCGTCTTTTTCTTTTAGTTTAGATTCCGCATCAGTAGTATTTGCTGTTGCAGTTTCTAATTCTTTTTGAAGTTTTCTAACCTCTGTACCTTCGGCTAGATGAGAAGACATATACTCGCCTGCAAATGCATCAAATACTTTTCTACCAAAATTGTTTTCTTTAGCAATTTTGATATCTTCTTTAAGTTGTGATAATTCGCTTCTCAAACTTTTCTCAACTGTTTTTTCAACAACACCAGCCGCTTTTGAAACAAAACGTTGTTTTGCATCAGCAATCATTTTCTTGCCTTCTGCTACTAATTTAACTTTTTGTTCAATAACTGCTTTTTTATCGTTTTCAAATTCAGTTAGCTCTTTTGCTAATTGTTTAACAACAAAGTTTTCCAATTTTGCAAAATTGCTTTTCAAGTCTGTTCTGTCAGCGTGTAGTTCTTTTACTTCTTTAGCTAATTGCTCAGCAACAAATTTGTCTACTAGACCAATATGTTTATCAATATTAGTTTTGTAAGCAACTGTTTGCTCAGCCAATGATGCTCTGTCAGCCTTAAGCTCTTCTATTTCAGCTGTAATTCTGTCAGTTAACATTGTGTCCATAGCTTCAACAATTTGACTCTTATCATTTTCATAACGTTGAGCAAATTCATCGCGAAGTTCAGCAGTGATCTCTTCTCTGGCTTCGTCTAACTTTGTTTTCCACGTTTCTTGAATCTGAGTTTTCATTTCTTCTGAAATTGCATCCGACTCAAGTATTCCGTTAAAAATATCTGCCATGAGTAGTTCTCCTTATAACTTCAACTCTTTTATTAATTTAACTATCTCATCTCTAAGATAGCCTTCTGCTTTGCGATCATACATAGCATCTGCGCCTATGCCGTATAGACGTCTTCCGCCACGCATGTTCATCAAACCTTCATATATTGCTTTTGGATAAGCATCTGGTGCCGATGGTTGTGCAACAATGTCCACAGTAACAATTTCAAAATCAGACACGTTGCCTGATTCGTTTACGTTACCTGTACCTCTTGATGACACACCCAATTTTGCTCCACTTTCCAAAAGGGTTTTTACAATGTTTCCCATTGGGGTTGGTAAAATTTTAAGTTTACCAATTCCGTTTGGACCGTCCATCCACATTGATTCGATCATGTGTGATACACGATCTAAATTCACTGTTAATTCTTCAGGGTGATCTGCTTCACCTAAAACAGAATAACCACCTTTCAAGCGTTCGTCCACTGAAGAAACTGCTTTTTCTATTTCTTCTAGTGGATAAACACGTGAATTTTGATTCTTTACTCCGCCTTGGATGAATACACCTTTCATAAACAAGTTTTTCTTATCGCCTTCGCCTTCGTGTAGAATTTGCATTCCGGCTTGGTCGAAAGTTAAACTTTCTAAAAGTGGTTTAATCATCTTGACGATCTCCTTTACCTAATTCAACCTTAAGCACTTGCTTTTGGCTTTGGTGCTGGTGACATTTTAGCGCCGCCTTGTGCTGGACTATCTGGATTTGGCTTTACAGCTGGTGCTTTACCACCTGCTTCAGCTTTTGCATCACCCATTTTTACTGGATCTGCACCATCTATTCTCTTTGCACCACCGTTACTTGCTACTGGTGAATTAGCATTTGCACCGTTGTCTCCACCTTTTGGAGTTGCAACAGCTTTCATTTCAGTTGCTTCATCTAAATCTTCTGAACCTTCTTTTGAATCTTCAGCGCCTTCAACTGCAACTTCGTCAGCAACTTCAACTGTTTCTTCTGCTGGCATTTCAGGAGCAGGCATTTCTGCTTCTAAATCATCAGCGGCTTCTTCGTTGTCATCACCGTCTTCGTCTTCATCTTTGTCGCCCATCATTTTTTCAAATTCAGCTTTAAGATCTTCTAAAGCGTCTTCTAGATCGTCAACTCTGTCTTCAACTTCCTCATGATCATGGTCATCAGCTTCGCCATCTTCATCACCATCATCTTCGTTAGTTTCTTCATGCTCAATTTCTTCAGCATGAGCGTCTGCTTCGTCTTTGACAGCAGTTGTTAAATCTTCTTCTTGATCGCCCGAACCACCTACTTTTTCTTCAACAGTTTCGTCACCTGCTTCGTCAGTTGCTTCTTCAACAGCTTCTTCATCTTTTGAATCTTCTGCTTCTTCAACTGCTTCTTCAGTTGATTCTTCTGCTTCTTCAACAGCTTCGTCTTTAGTTTCTTCTGAAACTTCTTCAGTTGCTGTATCTTCAGTAGTTAAATCTTCTTCGATTTCGTCAGTTTGGTTTTCGATCAACTCTTCATGTATTTTTCTAGCTTTCTCAACAATTACATCATGTAAAAGCTCTTGTGCTTTTTCTGACTCATTGTTTACTAGATATTCTAGAACTTGTTCTAGTTTTGACTTTGTAGTAGACATATCGTTAATCTCCTAATATTACTAGTAATATCACATAGATACC